GTTTAAGAAGTTTTCGTGCACATGGTTTGCGTGAATTCAAGCTGTGCATGGATCAAGGTGGTCCTTCTCGTAAACTGGTACAAATTCATCGGGGAACACACCACCCTCAAACCCGAGCGGAACGCCAAAGCGTTCAGAGGATTTGACGATGAAGTCGGTGAACCTGAGGGCTTCGGGTGTGTCAGCGTAGCGGTTCTCATATAGGAGGCTGCTGAGAACGTCGCTGTCGGGGATCTTGCCAGAGTTGATCATCTTAGACACCGATTTGGCCCCGTTGAGGAATTGATAGCGGCCATCACGGGTGTATGTGCGGGAGCACCAGGTGGGGTTCTCGTCGTGGTTGATGCAATGGTACGCAGTGCCATCGTCGTTGGGAGAGCGCATTTGGTAACCCAAACTAGTGTCATCAGGCTTTAGCCCGCGAAGGGTGATCTCGATGCAGTCATCACCGTTGGCAATCGGTCGAACTACAGGGAGCCTCTCATGTGCGAGACGAACCCTCTCACATGTGTTGGTGTGGGTGGTGGAGAGGTGACCGGTTTGGTTCACACCGCGCACGCGCTGGGCGTAGACACAGTCGCCAACAATGTATAGTGGGGTTGCCGCGATGAGGTTGTGCTTGGCCACAAGCTCGGCGAACTCAAGAACTAGTGGAGTGCGGCCATGTTCGAGAACATAGTGCCGCTGGCGCCGGAGGGCGTCAAAATAGTACCCCGCCCCGGTGAACGACCAATCGAAGCCACTAACGTCAGTCAGGATCATAACAACGTCGTCAACTCCACAGTTCTGGGTGCGGCATAGGTCAGCGATGTACCCGTCGATGAGAGTCTCGATGCCTTCCACTCCAACATCGTCGGAGCCGGTGCCGACGGTGGTGTAGGCGGTTGGTAGGAGCCCGTTATCCTCAACATCGTGTTGGTACGCGTCGACATAGGCATCATTCAGGGGCTTGTGGAGCACGCGAGCGATAACCTCGTCGATGACGCATTGAACAAGTATGCTCCGCCACCGCGGATTTGGCAACTTTCCGCCTTGCTTGTCAAAGACCTTCTTCTTTGCGTGACTCTCGTCCTTGATGTTCGGCGTAGTGGGCGAACGCAGGCCCAAGTGGTACAGTTGCTCAGCGGTGAGAGAACTGAGGATTTTCCAATCAGTGTCCCGCATGAGCATGAGACGTGCGAATGCCAGCGCGGCAAGCTCACTAAAGGCATGGTTCACGACAGCACCTTTAAGCGGCTTGCGAAGAAGGCGCCCATACCAACCAGCGCTCTTATCCATGCGGAGGGCATATATGCCGTCGACAACGGCGGCGAACAGCGCTTTGTCGTCGTGAACATCAAACGGGGCATCTAGCGGAACTCGGCCGTAGGATTCAAGGGCGCGTTTGGTGGCCTCAGGAGTCATGCGAGCATGTTTGCCCTCAGGGCCGAGGCGTTTAGCGGTGTTGGCTTTAAAGGAGTCGTAGATACCAGCGTGCGTCAAATCAGGGGGGTACATGTCAGACACATCCATTTGCGCCTGGTCTGCGAGCTCCTGGATGGCACGAACATTGTCAGCATCGGGTTCCTTGCGGGGTCTCTCACTCTCGGGGCGGAGCACGCCGACAGCTTCAAGCACGACTTGCCCAGCGGCGCCGCACATCACATCGCCCTTGGCTGGGAGAATCCTGCCGTTGAGAACCAGATCACGAAGAAGAGCTGGGGGTCTGGGGAAGGGGATGTCAACTGGAGGATCGGCGAAATCACGACAGTCGAGGCGTGTGCACCGTTGACACAGAACTGAAGAGAGTGGATGTTCTTCGTGGTCGAGCACCGACACGGTGATCCGTGTGGGAGGTTGCAGGAGAGCCAAACAGGAAGCACAACGATCTGGCGCGAGATTTCCGTGTGGATCGACATTGGACCGGGTTGGGACATCAACAGAACGGATATGGCCATTTGGTGCGGAGGGTGTGCCGCAACCAAGAACTGCCTGCTGAACAGTAGCGAGCTTGCCAGGGTACGGAAGTCCGAAATCATTTGGTTCATCCCGAGGGTTTCTTGGAGCACCATCCTTGAAGCGGCGGATGCGGTTTTCGCGGCGCTCGGTGCGATCTGGTTCGTAGATCCGGTATTCGAGACCGCGTGACCAGAGTGTTGTAATGGTTTCATCAAGAAACGCGGCGTGCAGTTCGGAACCAACAAGAACACCAATGACGCGGGAGTCGGTGATGTGCGCTAAAGAACCACTGCTCGGATGATACTGCTCTCCAAGGGGGTGTTGCTTGCCGCCACCTGGGTGACCATGTTCGACGACCAATCCATGGTACGACGAGACACTAATCTCTGGCGAAAGGGAATCACCAGTGTCGGGGGACGGACTGGTTTTCTCATCGCTCGCATGGATGGTTGGGGGAATGTAGTCTGTGACGTGCTTGTGCCTGCACATGTCGCCAACATGGTGGTCATAAACGGGTGTGTGGCCAGAGAAGGTGACGTCAGTCTCAACTCGATGAGAAACCTCACGCAGGTCCGGCGAAATGTCACCCATGAGCAGCGTGGGCACAGCATGTGTTTCCTCGACGCGTGGGAGATAGTGGGTCGCGGGTTTGTCCCAAATGACAGAGTTGTCGCCACGGAGGAGCCCAAGCTCATGCAAATGAGCAATTGTCGTGTTGGTGGGGCAGAAATTTTGTCCACCGTCCGCTACTCGCTTGGTGTTGAACCCTACGATCCCAGCGGTGCCAATGAATATGGAGCCAGGAACGTCAGCGATAGATTCACAGGTGTGACGAATGTCCGCCGGGTTGTGGTCGTCCACCACGCCTGGTGTGAGCTTCAGGTCGAAGCCAGCCTTGGAGCGCACATAGGCGGTGGCGTGGACGAGTCCGGTGTGGCGGCCGAATTTGAGCTTCTTAACACCACCAACATAGGGCCCAGCGGAAGGATAGTGGAGGACGACAGTTTGGTCTCCCCTGCAGTCGGGTCGAGACTTCAACACGCCAGCGCCGTCCAAGTATCTGTGACATTGGAGACTGCGGAAAGGAGTGTCAGGCCCGACAGTGTGCGTGGCGCGGCAGACTTTGACAATGAAGCCCCGCTTGTAGGCCTCCATGATGGACCACTTACCACCATCGAAGGTCTCGGCCTGTAGGACAAGGCAGTCAACGGCGGCGTAACCAAACCCAATACAGCATACAATGGAGCCCTTGTCTATTATCCAGAAACTAATGGACCCTGGGGGGATGGTTGACGGCTCTACGAAGCGCGGTGGGCGATCTACGGCGTGAGCGTCGACGGTCTTGATGATACCGTTGTGGCAAAGATGCGGCCTGTCACGTCGTTCACCACGCGTCGAACGCGACGAGGCGCCCTTGAACTGTAACTTGGG